TGGTTATTGCGTTTATTTTTAACCTGAATATCCCTTGTTACCCATTGACAGTTTTCCGGACAATAATTGCCATCATTGTCGATGCGGTCGATTTGATGCTTGTCAGAAGGGCGCTCACCCATATCCGCCAAAAATGTTTCAAATAAAGCCCAACGATCACATACCTTGATGCCACGCCCACCATAATCAGAATAACTTTTAACATTTGGATTATTGCAACGGTTAAGCATTGCCCGCCAAACCTTGTATAAAGGGGTTTTGGATTTTCCGTGCGTTTTTGGATGCCTATTACAACCACAAGAAACACGATTACCCATTCTTAAAGAATTACCAGTCGCAACTACATTTACACCACAATCACAACGACAGAGCCATGATGCCGCCTGCGCATAATTATTTTTTGTACGACCGACAACGGTTAAACTTCCATACCGCTTGCCTTGTATGTCAACAGCTCTTGAAACCATATATAAATATTTGATTTTATTAAGAAAGTGTGCTGCTAAACGATACTGAAAGCGTGTTCCCATTAACCACTGGCTGGTTGCCGCCCGAAAAACTACCCTCAGAGTAGATCGTCCCGGTCGTGCCACCTTTAGTGTTAACACTGATCACAAATGCACCGGCAATCGTACCAGTGGCATTGATGTTAAACACCACAGCGGCGGAGGTGGATTTAACACCGGCTGCTGCTGCACTGAAAGCCGGAGCAACTCGCGTGGCGTTGGAATAAACCGTACTTTCTGTCCAACCTGCATGGGATGCAGAAGTATCTGCCGCGTTGAATGTGGGCGCTGATGCCCCATCGACCAAGCCCATAAACCAGGCGGCAGTGTAGGCACTGCCTGCCAACACGGTGTCTAAGGTAAAGTTTTTGCCAACTGTAGGAACAAGATTAGTTATATCATCTTCCCACACCAAGTTGCCGTCGGCATCGTGACATTGGACGTGGTAATACCCATGGATTTCCATGCCATCCACCATGCCCATGCCAACACCCGCACGGTTGTTGTCGCCGATCTTGGCAACGCTGTTAGAATCACTCATGCTTGTACCTTCAAAAGAAAATTAATTCCAGTTTTTTGGGGATTGGGAAAACCGGAAAACCCCTGGAGATTATGCAGCGTTATTTTCTTCTGCAACTTGGATAGGTTTCGCTATAGTATCGATAACTTCCGCGTTTTCGGTGAGCGCGTACTCAACCGCTTCTTTTACGGAATCGGCAATGCCGCCTTCTTCCAAAGATTTAACAGTTTCGCTATCGACTTTTGCCACGCGACCGGCGGGCACTTTCACATCGTTAATGGTAGTGTCTACCAGGATACGTACCTGGGTAACAACATCTTTTTTTGGTGCTTCTGCCATGGGTTAATTCCTCTCTTTGTTTTAGGGGTGCGATGGGCGCACCCCATTCGATAAGCTATTATGTAGCCGAATGCTGATACATCTTGACGGCAGCTGGATCCAATAGGTTGCCGCCGCTACGCATCCACGCCAAGTAACCTACTTGGCCTTTGGTCATAAAGGCGGAATCGTCAAAACGGAACAAGGACACTTCCATGGCATCGCGGATCATGTACTGGGTTAAGTCACCAAAAGCCAAAGATTTGGCGTTGGCGGCAGGTGTGGGTAAGTCGTTGTTTACACAGAAGTCATACCCCAAAATTTGATCTTTGAACGAGCCGACAATGCCAGCATCATAGCTAGGTGTCCAGATAGGGCGGTTAGCAGTATCTTTTAGCTTACGCAAAGTTTTGCGTACCGTTTGCGAACCCATAAAGCACAGTTTGCGACCGCTGTTTTGATAGCCATAATCAATAGATTCAATGAGATCAACCAGATTGTCATAAGGAATTAACACTGTGTTACCCGTGGCAGCAGTTACGCCAACGGTAGCGGCTACGGAGATACCAAACGGTTGGCCTGTACCCGTGCCAGTGGAAAAATGTTGGTTCGTAATGCGACCGATACGTTGACCAATACGCTTGAAAACCAGGGCTTCCACATCGATTTGGCTATCTTGCAGCAACTCAATTGGCACGGTAACAACCTTGGAACCGTACTTGAACACGTTTAACGGCACAGTGGTAAACACGATGTCAGCAAGCGCGGCGGCGGTATTTTGCGCCACCAACTCACCCACTTCCGCCGTGCCATCACTGCCTGGATAACTTAATGGGTTGCCTTTTTCGGTGGTAATTTGCCCGACTTCCATCCGCATGTAGCGGTATTCTTTGATGGCATCAATCAATTGGCTAGCCACTTCGGATTGGACGGTAAAACCACCTTCCGAGCCTGTTGTGGTTGACATGGTGTTGCGGATCAACAAAGCTTCTTCTGCTGTCAGGCGTTTGTCGCCTTTACGCAAGAAAATATCCAAAGCCTTCACAGCATCGGACTTGCCTGTTTTGTCTTCAACTTTAAAATCTTCAATATCACGAAAATTTTCTTCAATATCGCGCTGCTCGGCTTTGAGCATCGCATCAATTTGACGGCCTAAGCGTTCGCAGTCGTCCGCCATGGCATCGTGCTTGGCTTGCAAGTCATCATCCCATTTGTTATTGACATTTTCAGCCAGCATATGGTTGATTTCTTTAACTTTATCGTTGTATTCACCGCGTTTTTTGTCTATCGGTTTCATTGTATCCTCTACTTTTGGGCATAAAAAAAGCCGCAAAAGCGGCTGTAACTGGGTTGGGTTTGGCTATGCAGCCAACATTTGCCAATGTTTTGGGCGGTTTTTAGGGTGATTGTCCGTTTGTTCTGGCTCTATTATTTCGCTTTCCAACGTTTTTTCGGTTTGGTCAAGGGCTTGCGTTGGCTTTGCGCTGTCTTGGGCGGGCGCGAAGTGGTAGGCCGACAAGTCCCAGTCTATTTGGGCTTTTGGCGCGGCTTCGGCGACGCTATCGACAAAACCAGCAGCAACCGCTTCTTCATCCATGAAGTAAGTTTCTGCATCCATCCAATCCACGATCTGTTGAAGATCATTACCCGTCTTGGCGACGTATTCGGATGCTATGCTGCCATCGATTTTTGTCAACAGGTTTGCCATGTCGCTAAAATCTTTAGCATTTCCGACCGCTATTGACCACGCATTGTGGATCATAAACATTGAACCGGGCGCAATGACTGAAGAATCGCACACCATAGGCAGAAATGTAGCGGCACTGGCACACCAGCCATCGATATGCGCCATAAATTGGCTAGGATGTTCACGGATGGCTTGTTGCATGGCGCGGGCGGCAAAAACATCGCCACCAGGACTGTTTATCCGCAAATGCACGACAGGCGCGGTTATTGCGGCTATTTCTTTTATAAACGCCATCGGTGTTATGCCGCCCCAAAAGTCATCTGAGGTAATAACGTCGTACAAGTAAACCGTAGCTTCTGTTTCGGCCTTGCTTTCGACCTTAAAAAAGCCTTTACCCCGGTTACTGATGAGGAGTTTATGGAGGAGTGGGTGCATTGTCGCTTCCTGTGTTTGTCTTTTGGCCTGATTCAATCACGCTGTTAAATTTGTCATCCGGGTCCGGCGGCAGGTTTTTAAGTTTTCGTACTTCGTTAACGCTCATGAAGCCTTGCACGCCAGGTCCTCCCAACGCTTTGCTGAAATATTCCGCTTGGGTTTTGCTATCGCCTTCGAGGAAGGCATCCAGGTTTATTTTGACGAAGTATTTCGGAGCCAGGTTAAACAGCTTGCGGTTAAGTTCTTGCTCTATTCGGGTGATATGGCCTTTTAGGCAGTATTTTGCAAATCCTAAATTGAGTTGTTCTAAGCTGGATCCAGCCCAGCCCGCCGATGAATCCTTAACGCCGATCAGTTGCGGCGGAACACCAAAGGCAATACAAATGTTGACGGTTTCAAACTCCCGAGTTTGCAGCAATTGCGCATCTTCTGAGGTCATGCTGATAGGCATGATCTTCAAGCCGCCTTGCAAGATCAGCGGTTTATGACGGTTGCCGATACCTGTGTGGCGCTCTTCCAAGACTTTGCGAGTTTGTTTTTGTTGCTGTTCGTTCAACGTACCATCTGTAGTCAACAGATAATCAGGCCTTGCGCTATTGGCAAAGAATTCCGAACTGTATTGATCAGCAGACAGGGCAATACCAATACCGCTATGGGCAGCATACTGAATGACCGACATTCCATGGAATCCATTAAAGCCGAACCCAGGTATATGCAGCACATCGTCTGCCTTAACCTGTTCTTGCTTATGGCTGTAAGGGTCTGTAAATCGATAGGCTATTTTGCCATTGCTTCCGCGCAATATGGCAACATTTTCCCGGATATAGGGGACGATTTCGGTTATTTTACCCGTGCGTCCTTGCCGGATTAGCCGCGCCACGCCATCACCACGCAGGAGCATTGACTGAATTTCACGCTCCCACATGCTGGCAGCCGTCCAGTTTTCGGTTGGCTGGGTATTGATTAACGGCCAATAATCGTGATCTATGCGCTCCGAGCCGGTCTTGGTGCGCTCATAAATGTGCTTTGGCAGGCCTGCAATGACGGAAATCTTTTCCACGCAAGCATAAACTGCTGCCACGCGCATGGCGGTGGTGTCGGTGACAGGGTAACCGCTTGGATTACCTGGGTAACTAAAAAAATCCATGGCGTTGCTGTCGCTTAGACAGGCATTGTTGATGCCACCACCTAACACATCAGCAGGCAAGACCCGATCACGTGAATAGCGGGGCTTTTTTTCGCCTTTGAACAATGACATTAGGCCCATAGGTCAATTATTCCAGCTTCGGTTGTTTGTTTTAATGCTTCTGACCCGGTTGCCATCACTGCTGCCACAATGCCGTCGATTCGGCCTGTGCTTTTGTTTTTGGCGGGCTTGCGGTTGCCTGCTGGGTCTTCTGCCATGACCGTATTGGCAGCACACCAGGTCATGACGGGGTTGCCGTTATGTTTTTGCTGACCACTGATCAATCTGCTTTCGAATAAATCCACTGCTGGAGCCATATCCTTGAATCCTTGCCCAAAATCAGCAAATTCGATGTAAATGCCTTCATTTTGTGCCATGGTTTTTAAATCTTCGATGCGCCAACAGTCGTAAGCGACCAGTTCCAAGTCATATTCACTGGCTATTTCAGCCAATCTGGACAACACAAATGCCTTATCGATAGCCTTACCGGGAGAAGTTTCCAGCCACCCGTCTCGTACCCAAGTGAGGTAATCAACCCCATCTTTGTCGCATTTTTCTTTTAAACCTTCTTTCGGCACCCAGAAAGTGGGCAACAAACGCCAAAATGGGTCTTCTTCGGTCGGCTCAAAGTTCAGTATCAAGGCTGTTAAGTCATGGGTGCTGGACAAGTCCAGACCTGCCCAACAGCGGCGACCATAAAGCATGTCCGTCGTGTAAGTTTCTTGCGCCCCAAACCAGACATCGGATGAAATCCAAGGCGATTCCGCGCCGACCCACTCGCAAAAGTTAAGTCGTCGCACGATGGATTCCATCGATGGCATACCGCGGGCTTTGTTGACACGTTTACGGATGTATTCCGACTGGATGGTAACACCCAGGCTTGGGTTGCTTTTAATCCAGCAGCTTTCGTCCTGGAACGGGTTTTCGCCCTCGTCCAGGGCGCACACATAACCAAAAAAGTGGTCGTTTTCCTCCATCCCGGAAACGACTTTCACGGCGTAATCGTGCTGGATGCCGCAAACCGTGTTCTTGTCAAACCCGCTGTTGGTGATCATGAAGATCAACGCCTGGGTTCGGCCTTTGGTGCCAGCCTCCATTTGTTCGACCATGGTCGGGTTTTTATGCTCGTGGACTTCATCGAGCAACGCACAATGTGGTCGTGGCCCCGCCTGTTTGTCATCTGAGGCAATTGGCCGAAAAAACGACCCTGTTTCTGGGTAGGCAATGTTCCAGGCGCGTTCGCCTACGCCTGATTTGATTAACCTGGACGATAATTCCGGCGATAATTCCGCCATCGCCACCGCATCCCTAAACAGGATCATCGCTTGTTCTTTTTTGGCGGCAGCGGTATAGACTTCTGCCCTTGGTTCGCCATCGGCAACCAGGCAGTAAATACCCACGCCAGCCGCTAGCGGACTTTTTCCTTGACCCTTACTTGCCTCAATGTAAGCAACTTGGAACCGCCGATACCCTTCAGAATTAACCCATCCAAAAATGCTTCCCAAAATAAACTTCTGCCAGGGCAGTGGGTCATACGGTACACCCTCAAACTTTCCGCCGTTAAGGTGTAAAACTTCCTGAAAGAACTCAATTACTCGATTGGCTTTTTCCAAGTCGAAAAAAAACCCCCTTTCGGGGGCATCCACGAGGTCTTTCAGATGTCGCTTACAGGCGTTGCGTACGTGTGGTCCTGCGATGATAGTGCCATCGACTACGGCCTGGGCATATTCGGTAGTGTAATCAACGAGCGAAAAAGCGGCTTGTTCCGGGTTTTGCTGGCTCATTATCAGCGGGTTGGTCGTTTAGGTTGTCAAATAAATCCATGTTTACGCATACGTTGGCTTGTATGCGTGAGCGCGATGACGGCGACATGCCGAATTCACATAGGTATTTGTGCATTTGGTCGGATGCGCGGGTGCTGATCGTGTACCAAGCAGACATTTGCTGGTAGCCGGACGGCGTGGCATCAACTAGGCCATTAATACCCAAGGCTTTGAGTTTTTTTTGTGCTTGCACCCAGGTGGCGTAGGCTTGGCAATACACCGCTAAGGCTGAGCGGTCGATCTGCGAGACGATGTGCAGTTTTTTCAGCTCGGGCGTGATGCGATACCATTCTTTCTTGGCATCAGGCAATAGGTACGATGGGCAATCTGGTATTTCAACCTTGGGACGCAATG